CTTCTGAACCTGCAGTTGTTGTACCTGCGTTGTCTGCGTAACGAACACGTAGTGTGTGGATCTGACCAACTGGGCCAGTCATTGGCTGAACGCCGATGATTTCGTTTGCGATAACTGTTGGCATAACACGACGGATAACTGGTAGAATCACTTTGTTTAGTGTTGCAATGTTACCTGCTTGTGTTGCACCTGCTGTAGCATTTTCGTTTAGTGCTACTTTTGTGTTTTCTAGTACTGATGACATAACATCACGCTTTGTGCCTTCTAGACCTTCTAGTAGTGCTTCACGTGTTGTGTCCCAGTTGTTTCCTTCAAAAAGATTTTCCATCTTTTCAGTCTCCTGTTTTAATAAGTTACAGTCCTGCTAATTTCTTTAGCACGACAATATCGGCATCGCCACCAGTTGAATGTGTTTCAGTTGTTGATTCACGATCACCTGTATGTTCAGTCACTTTGCCTTCTGTTAAAGTTGTTTTTGTTTCTGCCTTGGCAGTAACATTTTCGTTTAAAACTGCTGGCAGATATTTCTTAAATGCAGTTTTTAGGTTTGAAGTTTTTACTGATTCAAGTAGATCAGACATTACTCTGCGTTTCTCGTTAGCTAATGGTGCTAGAAGATCATCCATTACCGCTTTGCGGTTCATTCTGTCTTCCATTACACGCTGCTTACGAGATGCTTCAGTAATTTCTGCTTCCTTTTCAGCAATCATTGCTTCTAGTTCTGCAACTTTCTCTGCAGACTCGTCTAGCTTTTTGTTCATTTTTGCGACCTCAGTGCCTTCATTTAATTGTGAAGACATGAATTCGCCCGCAAATGCTTCGAACAGTTTACGACCAAATTCGTTTTCTTTAGCCGCTTGAATGTCCTCTTTTAGCGTTGCGATTTCTGAACGTAGAGCATTAGAAATTGTTGTTTCTACTAGCTCTGCTGAACGCTTGACAAATGATTCTTTTGTTTTATTAAGAAGTTCTTTGCCTTCTGCTACCATGCGTACTTTAGTTTCTACTAATTCACGCTTGTCGTTGTGGAACTCTGCTAGTTCACGTGCTAGTTGTTTTGTAACGAATTCTTTAGTTTTATCTAAATTCTCTGCTACTTTAGCACGATCATCACGTAGTTCTTTAACTTCGTTTGCAAGTTGAGAAGTAATGAATTTTTCAAGGAGTTTTGCGTGTTCCGAAATTGCTTTCTTATACGCAACACGTTCTGCGATTAGAGCTTCACGGTCTGTTTTGAACTCTTCGATTTCAGTACGGATTGCTTCATTTAGCATGTTATCCATAGCTTCAACGATGACACCTTTGTCATGTTCAAATTTTTGTGCGAACTCTTCACGCAACTCGGCTGTAATCTCCTCTCTTGCTTCATTTAGTTTTGCTTCCATAGCCTCTTTAATTGCCGCACCAGCTTCTTCGCTTAGTGCGCCAGACTCTAGAAGATTAGCAAGGATTTCGTTTGCCATTGTTGCTTCTCCTGTTAAAGTTTTAGTTCACGAATGAACTTCACTATTTCCTCTGACAAGTACTTCTGTGCAGCCTTGTCATGTTTTACATCTTGTGCCAGCTGCCATGTTTGGAAGCCGCCACGCATGTTCATTAGTCCTTCGTAGATTGCCTTTGGATACGCATCCGGTGCGCTTGGCTGTGCTACGATGTCTACTGTGACAATCTCAAAATTACTCACATTACCCTGGCCATCAACTTCACCGGAACCACGAGATGAGACACCCAAAGTAGCGCCTGACTCGATAAGTGTTCTGATAATGTTGCCCATTGGCGTAGGAACAATTTTCAGTTTACCATAGCCGTTTGGTCCATCCATCCACATGTTTTCAATAATATGAGAAACACGATCAACATTTACTGTTAATTCTGGTGGGTGGTCACATTCCCCTAAGACTGGGAAGCCTTCAGAAATTTTCTTCTGAACACTTTCCACTGCCTTAGATATTTCAGATACCGGATAAACACGTTGGTTAGCATTCTTTACTCCGCCTTGGACAAAGATGCCTTCCATGAACATATTCTTTTCACCATCTTCACTTTCCACAATACGTGATTTCACGTTTGCTTGATTGTGTGATAATCTCTCAATAAGAACTGTCATTGGTTTCTCCAAATGAATAAATTATGATGTGATTGCTTTTGTATTCACACCATTATCACCTGGCTTTGCAGTTTGACCTGACATAGCTGGTGCTTTTTTGTTACCTGATACGTTTACATTTTTTGTATTCATATCTTTTGGTGCGTCACCTTTTCCACCCGCTGTGTTACCATCGTGTGTTTTTACTGGTGCTGCGTTTGAATCGTCACCTGGACGTGCTGGGTTCGCATTAACTGGTGATGAGCCACCGTCGCCATTGTCGCCTACTGAAGCTGATACCGCATCAACGTACTCGTTTAGCTCTTCTTCTGATGATTCTTCTAAGTCTTCTTCTGACTCTTCTAAATCTTCTTCATCTGCTTCTTCTAGTTCTAGCTCTAATGATTCTTCCATGTCGTCTTCTTCATCTTCCATGTCCATTTCATCATCGCCTTCACCTGACATGATTTTTTCGAACTCTGCTTCTAGCTCTGCTAGTGCTGATTCTAGATCATCTACACGTGTTTCCATGTCTTCATCCGCTTCATCATCGCCCATTTCTAGGTCGTCTAATGCTTCGTCGTCTTCCATTTCATCTTCGTCATAGATTTCTTCAGATTCGATTTCTTCAGCGTCCGCTTCTAATTCTTCTGCTGATTCATCATCTTCTTCATCTAGGTCTAGTTCAGCTTCTTCAAGCTCTTCTGACTCGTCTAGGTCTTCTTCTTCTGACTCGTCCAGATCCTCAAGTTCTTCTTCTACAACTTCGTCACTCTCGTTTAGAAGTTCTTCGTGGATTTGACGAGCGTTCTCTACGATAAAATCATGTAGTAGCTCTTCTGCTGCTTCACGCTCCTCGTTGATAAGAAGTTCTAGCACTTGTTCTAACTTACTTCTTGACATTATAAGTCTCCTTATCTTAGTTTAGCCACGAATTATGTGGCAAAATTGTAGAAACACTCTTGTTTCAAAAGTATTTATAGATAAAATATAGGTTTTATATGGAAACATTAAAAAACGGCTGTTTTTCAGCCGTTTTTTGGTTGTAGAGATATTTAGTACAGTTACAGTTGATATAACATACTAGTTAATATCAAATATCAGGCATTTCTCCACCTTCACCGCCAGCAGCACCATACTGCTTTTTAAGTTGTGAAGATTTTACATTTTCCTGATATTTTCTGTACTCTCTAATCTTTCTTAACTTGGAAAGGTGCTTAAGAGTTAGACGAACTTTACGTGTATCGTCCAATTCTATTTTGTTTGCATCATCCTCGTCAGGAGAATAGTTTTCTTTTAATTCACTGTATCTCATATTAGTATTTATACTTCTTGTTCAGTTTCAGCGTTTTCTTCACCTGAAATGACTGAACCTTCTTCAGTGTCAGTATCAGTTTCGTCAAAGTCAAAATCTTCATCACCAAAATCTGCTGGTGGGGCTGCTCCGATATCTTTCATACCATCTGCAGCGCCTGCTAATGAATCAGTTTCTTGTCTTTCTTCACGCCATAGCTTTTCGTTCTCTAGGATTTCGTCTTCTGTTAGACCCAAGAAACGCTGTAGAGCAAAACGCTTACTGATATAATCTGCACCTTCAATAGCAGAGAATACATTCATAGCTACTTGGTCTACCTCCGCCTGACGGAACTTACCAAAGTTCTGAGGAGTATTGAACTTAAGATTGAATAGAGAACTTTCTACTTGAACACCGCGGTGTTTTAAGAACATTTTAAATTCACGGTCTAGTTCTTCAACAATAAGTGCTTGTAAGCGTTCACAATATTTTGTAAATCTAAACTCGGCAATCATGGCAGTACCAACACGACCGTCAGTATATGTTGATCCGCCATCTTCTAATCCGCCCAAGTATGATGGTGGGACACGTAGACCACGCATTAATTTATCATTGAAATACTTCAAGTCATCAATCTGACCTAAGTTCTCGCCACCAGGAAGTGTTTCAACTTTTGAACCACGACCTTCTGCTGTCTGAGCAAAGAAGTAGTCTTCCATGATTGACAGTGGGTTGTAAGCACTATCCGTGATGTTTTGACCACCACCTGTCTTAGATGGGATACGTCTTTGATGAATTTCACCCTTGATACGTTCTAGGTGCTGTCTTGCTTTGTGTGTTGGCATGTTACCAACGTCAATATAAAACACTCTGCGTTCAGGTGCACGTTGTACACGATAGATTAGAATAGCATCTTCTAATAGTTCTTTTTGTTTATAAACTTTAAATATTGGTTCTAGTACACTAGTACCGAAAGGCCAGAAGTTATCAACACCTTCACTAAGTGACAAGTGAACAACATGTGTAGCGTCAACTGGTGTCGATGTCTGTTCATTAACAAAACGAGTGCCACCCGCACTACCACCAGTATAACCTTGTGTAGTATTACTGTTTAGATTAGGAAGTCCCATACCAGCACTACCAGTTTGTGTCAGTTTATTTGAATCCGCAGTAATATTCATACTCTGCATATTAACATCAATATCTTTGATATAGTATGCTTCTACTTTTTTACCTTTACCTTCATTGACAACAACTTTATCTACTTTAGCAGGATTAACCCAAAATAGTTTGTATGTTTCTGGATCACGAACAAAAACTTGGTCACCGTATTTGATGGCATTTCTAAAGATACGGAAGATACGCTTGTTTAGCTCATTGACATTACACCATTGTTTTAATGTACGCTGAATGATATCATTCTCTGACTCAGTTGGATCTTCGTTGAAATCAACAGAGAACGGCATCGCAGTTTGTTCATCACGCAATGTAGAGAACTCTGCGATAATATCCAATGCAGCATTAACTTCACTGTCCATGTCCATTTGGTCATACTGACTATAACGCTGTACACGATTTGGCTGACCCTGATAGACTTCAGGTAACCAACTACTATAGCGATTGTTACTTGCTTCAGCACCATTGTTTGTAGACGGTGCCTGCTTTGGAGGCATTCCATCGTATGTTTTAAAATATTTTTTCCAAGTTGCCATCTTTACTTCCTATAAAGTTTAGTATAACATGTAAAAAGTCACATGTCAATAATTATCTCTGTAATTGTACTATCATTGATTTTATTTCTGATATCAATGTTGTCATTACTTCTATTTGTTTACCTTCGTCAGATGTAACACCATCTTTTTTCAATTTAGAT